AATTTAAATAGAGAAAGCTTTTATAAGATGTTTAAAGAGAATTCAAAGCCTAGATTTGAAAGTATATTTAAGGTTGTCAATGCTCTTGATATTAAGCTTGTTTATGCTTAATATTATTTCATTATTATTTCTATTTTCTTTTTGTGGTCTTTCTGTTCATCGATTGTGATTTTCCAAAAATTTATTTCTATTATCTCTGGGCTGTTTTTGTATCGTTCTTTGTATTGCAGATATATTTTTTGTATTTCTGCTTCAATTATGCTTTTTACTGCTTCTTTTTCGTTTAGTGATATTTCAAATTTTTCGCTTGTATCTAAGCCTTTTTTGTTCAAGTCTGCTTTAACTTCTTTTACTTTATTGTTAATTTCTTTCATAAATTTTTCACTTAGTGTCTCCCTGCATCTTATCTCATAGATTATTTTTTCTTGCTCGGTTTTTAATTTTTCTTTATTTTCTTTGCAGTATTTTTGTTCTTGTATTGGTTTTATATTTATAGCATTTAAATTTATTATTGCAATGATTAATATTAGTAGTTTTTTCATTATTTTGCTTCTTTTATATTTATCTTTCCATTATTTGCTTTTTCTTTTATTTTTTCTAATTTTTCTAAGAATTTTTGTGTTTCTGAAATTTGTTCGTCTAGTGCTAACCCTTGATTTATTAGCCTTATTAGTTCTGGTTTTTCTTTTTCCCAGTTTGTAAGCGTATTTCTTGTAATGTTTAACTTATCTGCTAATTCTTGCCTAGTCATTTTTAACACTTTTTGACAAACTATTTGGCATTTTATTAATTTTTAAGCATTTTTTATTTAACATTTCACTATCCAAATGCACAATAATTGTGCATAAATTTTGATATATTTTTGGTTTGCAACGAGATTATATCAAAAAAAAGTTTGTAAATCTAACATAATTGTAATTATATCTATAATTGTTTTAGATTTTGCCCTGAATATGGCACAAAACTATTCTAGCCCCGTTTGGACGAAACACCTTTTCGGGGCTATGTTAAATGGTGTTTCAAAAATAAATAAACTAAAAAAGGTGTTAAACATGCAAATCGTTAAATCTGACTATGATTTAAAATACATTCTTAAAGGTGGTCTTGTAAGAAGTTCAGCTTCTGGCAAGTTTGAAGGTAATGATTACTCTTCTTCTGTTCGCATATCTTCATCAAATATCTATGACGTTGTCAATGAAAAGACTGGCTTTACCGATGAAGTAGAGCAAAAGGTTGTTTTTAAAATCATTTGCCCTGATAACAATACGGCTGGACTTGTAGCGAGTGCCATAAAAGAAAAATTTAGAAAAGGCGAAGAGATACCAGTTGAAGGCGGTTTCCCAAACGATCAAAGAATAATTACAATAGCAAATCCAGTTGAATACTTCCTATTTGACACAAAGCCAGCTAATAAAGCTGATAAGAAACAATAAATTAAAGGGGTTTAGCCCCTTTAACTATTTAAAAAAGAGTGTTTCCTTTTTTAAGTAGTTAAAGACTACTAAATTTCTTAAAAAAAGGATTTCAGATGAAATTTCTTGCTTCTGCTAAATCTAAGGTTTTAGCTGGTGTTGCGGCTGTTTCAGCATTATCAAGTAATGCTTTGGCTGCAGGTATGACAATGGCGGCTGACGGCACTGTTAGCGGTACTCCTGACATTGGTCCGTTTATGGGGATTGCTGGTGCTATTATCGGCGTTCTTGCTGTCGTTTTCGCTGTGAAAAAAGGTTTCTCTCTCTTGAGATAAAAGGCTTTTTTCTCTTTGAAATAAGTGTTTGCCCCTTCAATGGGGCTAATTTTTAAAAAGGTTAAAAATGTGTTTTGATTTTATAGATGTCACGAAATTTGGTATATTTTTAAACTCTTTCTTTGGTGCTGTTATCGTTTTCTTTGCTTTTGTTACTGGTATTACTTCAGCCTTTAGCCTTTTTAAAAGTTAGCACATAAAATTTTTAAAGCTAAAAGCAGAGTGCGATGCAAAGCTTTTAGCCGACAAACGAAGTGCGTCAGTAATGTATAGGAAATAATTATTATGGATAAAGTCTATCTAAATTTAACAATCGAGCAATATAACTTCTTGATGTCCCTAACTGGTGCATTATGCGGTTTCTTGCTCTGTATGTTTATTTTTATAGTCCTATCCAAAATTTAAAAAAGGTGTTTAAATGTTTAGTGTTATAGGTGTCCCAGCTTTTGATTACTTTTTCTCAATATTTGTTTGGTTTATGATCTTAACCCTGCCGATTTGCGCTGGCTTAGTCCTATTCACAAAAAAGGCTTTTTAAGGATTTCGTATGAAATTTCTTTTAAAACTTTTTTGTTTGCTTAGTTTGTTAAGCTCTTTTGCTTTTTCTGCTGATGCATTTTTTTTCAAAATTGAAGCTGCAAATAATTATCTGAAAAAAAGTAATGTTAAGTTTTTGGCTAATAATAAATATGTTATTTTTGATCGTCCTGATGATCCACAACATTTATATGTTGATGAAGTATATAGCGTTGATACTTATTTTTATGCTGGTTCTTTGCGTGGTTATTTTTGGAATAATCAAACTGGTGATGTTTATTATATTAGTAATGATGTAAAAACTAATTATTTTCTTGATGGTGGTGGTTTTGGTCCTTTTATTCGTAGGTATGAATATTCTGGCACTTATAATAGCAATGCTGAATTTTTTACTTATGTTTCGATTTATGAGTTTCATAAACGTAATATCGCTGTTTGTAATGTTGGTGAAGAATTTAATACCGAAACTATGCAATGCGTTGCTGGTTGTCCAGCTGGTCAGCTTTGGAATGTTAATACAAATTCTTGCGTTGTTGATTGTTCTGATGAAGATAACCATAAATTCTTTACTAGTGATTATAAATGCATTGATTGTTCTAGCGCTATAACTAAAAATGAAATTGCTAAATGTTATTGTACTGGTTTGGGTTCTTCGTTTAATCGTTCGTCGTTTGTTTTTTCTTCTAATTCTGAAAATCCTAATTTAATTACTACTTTTTGTGATAATGAAACTGAAATATCTTTTAAATTTGATAAAGATAAGATGAAAGATAAAGATAACAACTCTACAAATTCAATCGATAAAGATAAAGAAAATCCTAAACCTGACAAAGATAAAGATAATCCAAATCCTGACAAAAAGGATAATAATGAAAACTCAAACAACTCTAGCGGAGAGAGTGGCAACTCTTCAAATAATAATAGTGGTGGCTCTGCTGGTAATGGTTCTAGCGGTGGCGGTGGGACTGGTGTAGAAACAAAGCCAAATCCAAATTATAACGGCAATGGCAAAGAAGACGGTAAGGGTGACGGCAAGGAAGACAGTAAAGGCGAAGAAGGTAAGGGCGATGATGCCGTAGCTCAAAAATTAGATTATGGCGATCTTGAAAAGGATTCTGACAAATTTAATTCAGATTTTAAAGATGCTTTGGATAGTGTTATTTCACAAGCACAAGATTTTAAAAATAGCTTAAATGATACTATCTCTAAAATTAAAGAAGGTGGTTTGGCGAAATTTAATCAAAGCGCTATTCCTAACACTTGCCCTTTAACTTATAATGTTGATTTTTCTTACTTTAGAAAAGATATAACCTTTGATATTTGTAAAGTTATTGCTCCAGCTTCTCAAACTCTTTATTATTTCTTTTATGTAGTGTTTTTTGTTTTGTTCTTGATAGTCACTATTAAGCTTTTTTTATTTACTTTTTAAAGGGGTAGGATATGCCAGCAATAATTTCAATGATTGTTAATTTATTTGGTTTCTTTAAATGGGGCAAGGTTGTTGATTTTGTGCTTCGTGGAATAACCTTTGCAAAAATGGTTATTATAAATGGGCTTTTATTTGCTTCAATACTTGCTTACGTTGCTGCTGTATTGGTTATCTTAAATTTCATCTATACTAAATTTAATTACATTGTCGATTATATTAATAATCTCTCCGTTGGTAATGATAAGATCATAACTACTTCTATGATGGTTTTAAAATCTCTTGGTGCTTGGAATGCTCTTTGTGATGTTTTTGCTATCTTTTCGCCTGTTCTTCTTAGTTTTTTTGTGATCTATGCTACTAAAATCGGTATTTTTGTGTTTAAAAACGCTAGAGATACTTTACTTTCTTTTATTATTGCGAAGTTGTAAAAATGATCACGTATTTAGTTGGCAATCCTGGAAGCGGTAAAACTTATTACGCTGTCTTTATGATATATAGGCTCTTTCTTTATGAGCCAAAGAAGACATTTTTAACTAAATTTGTTAAGCCTAAAGAAAAGCCAGATTATTCATTTTGTTATACGAATATTAATGAGTTTAAATTTGAGCTATGCGATAAATTTAAGAAATTTGACTTTGATGAATTTTATTTGGGCTTAAGAAATTTATACGCTCTTTACAAGACTGGTGCTACCGATAATGAAGTAAATGAGAAAGCTAAAGAGTTAAATTTATATGGTTGCGTGTTTGTCCTTGACGAGTGTCACAACTTCTTTAAAGATAAAAAAGATGAAATTTTAGTTTGGTGGCTTACATATCATAGGCATCTTTATCAAGATATTTATCTTATTACGCAAGATTTAACATTAGTAAATAACGAATATAAACGCATTGCAGAGAAATTTTATAGGGCTGTTGATAGCTCACGAAGATTATTTTCAAAGAAATTTCGTTATGAAGTATATGCCAGTTTTAGACTATATAAAAAAGATCAACTAGAGATTATAAACATTCCTTTTCTTCAAGAAGTTTTTGACTTATATCATTCAGGGCAAAGCTCGAATAAAAAATCATTTGTTCGTTTTTATTTCTTTTTAGCTGTATTGGTCTTTGTTTTACTTTTACTTTATTTTTACTTTATTGTTATGTCTATGTTTGAAGTTGAAAAGCCTGATAAAGATGTTCCACCTATTGAAAATAAAATTCCTGCTCCAGTTTCCGAGCAACCTAAAAATTTAAGTTTATTTTTTGATGATAAAAAGCCTAAAAATAATAATATTGATATTCCTGAAATTTACATTTATGATATTACCTGCCTTAATAATAATTGCCATTTTAGCGATGATTACCATTTATACCCATTATCATTGATTTCTTACATTTCTTCAACGCATACTCCATTATATTTTTATTTCGAGCCAAAATCTCACGAGCTTGTTAAATACTATTATGTATTTGACAAGCCAGTTTTTCAAAATTTACAAAAAAATAATAAAGGTGTTTCCGATGAAAAGTTTAATCAAATTCCTAATTCTTCCGTGCCTGCTATTAAATAGCCTTTTTTCTGCTGAAATTTACACTGATTTGCTAGATTTCGCACGTTTAACGAGCAAGGCGAACAATATAGCTATTGTAACTGATGAGAGCATTCATCAAGGCGAATACTACTTTATTTATCAAGATGAAGTAAAAATTACGATTTCGATGTTTAGAAAGATGCTTGAAGCAAAGAATTTGTATCTTTACAAAAAAGATAATTTCTACTATGTAAGCTCTCAAAAATTGCCTGATTATGATCTTAGGCGTATTGATTTAAAAAACTATGTTGTTGAAGATGTCAATAAAATTCTTAGCCAGTTTGATTTAAATGCTACCTATGCGGCCGCTTCAAATTCTGTTTTCTTTAGAGCTGATGATTATATTTTTGATCAAGTTAAGGACGCTATCGCTAAGATCGATAAAAGCTTAGAGCAAGTAACATTTAAGCTTACAATTACTGAAACAAATTTAAAAGATATAAAAGATTTAGGCACAAATTTGCAGGGCTTACTTAAGCCACTTAATCACGGCGATTTAGCTTACTATATAAATTTAATTACTTCGCCTTACATTACTAATTCAAACGTCATTAAAAACGATGATAGTGCATTTTTTGGCATATTAAATTTTCTTGATACAAACGGCATTACAAAAATCATCTCTTCGCCAGTCTTGACGGCAAAAAATCATACAGAAGTTTATTTTAGTTCTGTCCAAAATATCCCTTATCTTGTTTCAAAAACTGATATATCAAACGTGAATTATCAAAAGACTGATAGTTATGAATATAAAGACATTGGTTTAAAAATCAATTTAAAGCCTATAATCCTATCCGATCACATTGATTTTGACTTACATTTAATCCTCGAGGATATCCTTTCTCAAAGTTCATCTTTAACGCCCATTGTTTCAAAGAAAGAGCTTAAAAGTTCGTATTCTTTAAAGCGTGGTGACGTTCTAGTTCTTAGTGGCATCAACAAAAAACTACTGCTAAGCAACGTAACGGCGTCCCTATCCTTAAAGATATTTGGCTTCTTAAGTATCTTTTTTCAGTAGAGCAAGACAGCGAGATCAACTCTGTTTTAACTCTCACAATTCAAATTTTATAAGTTTTAAGGGGTGCAGGGGTCGCCCCTGCAAAAGGCGAGTAATAAAGCTTTTTAGTTCGTCCAGCCTTTTCGAGCC